GTTCCCATCTTCTTACTTCGGCTTCGTGTGCTTGCTTCTGTAATCTTTTTGCTCTATTTTCTTTAGCTTCTGCAGTCACTTCCTTAGTTATTGCATCTAAGCCTTCAACAATAATATCATAATGAGTATATTGATCGTCACGTGCCCAGCAATAAGACATCTTACTACTGTGTATCTCTCTTAACAAATCTTTGTTTGTTAAGTAAAATTGTTTTGGTGTTTTCATTAAAATATTCCTTTGTTAGTGATATTATACGTATGTAGTAGTCAAATGTCAACCGGTTTTTTAAAATGATAAATACATACGAACGGAGAGTAGTATCATGTTAATTGAACAAATTTTAAAAGAAGGTGTAGACAATATTGCTGTTTTTTACGGCGGTCGTTTTCAACCTATGCACCAAGGACACAGAGATGTATATAAACATCTAGTGGGTAAGTTTGGTGCTGATAATGTATTTATTGCTACAACTTTTAGTCAGAAAGCAAAAAAAGCACACGCAAATGGTGACTTTAGCAGTGATCCTTTTACGTTTGATGAGAAGGCAAGCATTATGACTAAGATGTTTAGCATACCAGGAGATAAGATTGTTAACACTAATCCTTATAGACCCGACTTGTCAGCAGTAGGTAGAGACCCTAATAATACCGCTACAATACTAGTATATGGTGCAAAAGATGCAGATAGACTAGCAACAGGTACAGGATTCTTACACAAGATGCCAAACGATATGGACGAATTAGTTCCTACAGCAAACGATAGAGGGTACGTATATGTAGCACCTCTTATGCAAGGTGGCATGAGTGCAAGTGATTTTAGAGCAGTTATGTCAAGCGAAGCATCTCCAGAAGATAAGCAAAAGAGCTTTACAAACTTCTTTGGTAAGTTTGATAAGCAGATATTTGGATTTATACAGGAGCGTCTAACGTAATGGCTGGCATACCTGAAAAGAATTTAGTAAGTTTAAGACTCAAGACACCTATGAAGCCATTTGGTTACACAGGTATACTTGCTCCGTTGTCTTTAACTAATGGTGTTGAATTTCCATTAACACCTACTATTCAAATGTCACACCAAACATCATATGGACAATATGATGTAGCAGGTTCAATTTATCAACAACAGTATTACATGAATACTCCAAACCCACAAATTTCAGTTACAGCTATGTTTGCTTCTAACTCAGCATCAGAAGCATTATATACAGCAGCCGCTTTACATTTTTTTAAAGCATGTACAAAGTCAGACTTTGGAGCATCTAATCCAAACACAGCAGGCACACCACCACCAATATTAAAATTTAATGCATATGGTGTAGTTCATGCAAGAAATGTTCCTTGTGTTTTAAGAAGCTTCAACTATACATTACCTGAAGATACAGATTATGTTGACACAGGTGCAGATGGACCAGACACATCAGATTTTGCATTTACATCAGATATGGAATCAAATAGTGTACCATCATTGTTGCTAGTCAGTTTAGAGCTAGCACCACAACTAACACCTAGCAAAGTTAAAGATGAATTTGACATAAGAAAATTCGCAAATGGAAACGCATTAAAGGGTGGAAATAGTGGAGGATTCATTTAATGGCAAAATATAGAACAGATAGCTTATATAGAAATACAGAACTTGTTAATGAGAAATTCTTAGATGTATTATCAATTGATAATATAGACATTGATAATACAACTACAAAAACTATAAAGCTACAACCAAAGCATGACGAGAAGCCAGACTTGCTGGCATATGAACTTTATGGTAACGCAAAATTATGGTGGGTGTTTGCATTGTTTAATCAAGATAAACTTGCAGATCCTATTATGGACTTCAAATCAGGTTTAAGTATTACTGTTCCCATAAGGTTCGCATAAGATGGCAGATAAATCATTAACAGCAATAAACTCTAGAAACTTTAATCCAGGTAATATTAGGCCAAGCAGTGCTTATACTTGGAATGGTGAAGTTGGTGCTAATGGTGGTTTTGCAGTATTCAAAACTCCAGAGCATGGAACAAGGGCACTTGTAAAAAACTTATACACCAGTCAAGAGAAACACGGTAATAATAGTGTACGTGAAATTATATCACGTTGGGCACCACCTAGTGAAAATAATACTACTGCATATGTTAATAAAGTAGCCAAAGACATGGGTGTTGACCCCGATGCAGATTTAGGTTCTCTAAAGAACCAACCAGAAGTTACAAAAGCATTAACTAAATCAATTATTGAACACGAAGGCGGCGGCATGGGTGTTTATAGTGATGAAGTTATTGATAACGGTGTTGCAATGGCTAACGGCAAACCAGACTCTGAAATTAACTTTACTGATAAGCCTGGCGATTTTGAAGCAGATAAAATTACCGAAGATAAAGACGAAGATGCAGATGCTAATGATGGATTTATAGGCACAGAAGAAATTCCGCCAGCTACTAGCCCTAACTTAATTAAAAAAGATATAGTTAACACAACATCTTCAAATTGGATGAGTGAAGTTGATAGCCCACAATATTTGTGGACATTGTTTATTGTAAACAATGAAGTATGGAATAATCCAAGAGAATTAGAAGGATCAAACAGTGCCGCGGTTAATAGTGGAAAGGCGATGATTATTGCACAACAAGGAGTAACTAGTCAGTTCTCTTTAGATAACTTTGCAATGATAGCAACTGTAACACCAGGACAAGCACATGGTAATACTACGCCAGGTATTATACAATTTGATTTATTTGAAAATTTAGGATTTACATTTTTAGATAGATTATTAAAAGCAGGTTTATCATTGGGCAAGCCAGGTAACTTACACGAACAGAATTATGTTTTACGATTAGAATTTGTTGGTAGAGATTCAGTGTCAGGAGGAAGTATAAAATATCCAGGTACATTTTTTTATCCAATTAAAATGAATCAAATAAGAAGTACAACAGGTCCAGAAGGTACACGTTATAACTGTATTGGTTGGTCAATTATTAAACACGGACAAACAGAATCAGTTACTGACACTGATATAACTGTTAAAAATATTACACAAGTCATGGACTTTACAGATGGCTTTGTTAAAAAATTTAACAAAGAACAAGAAAATGCAATTTCCGAAGTAGATTTAAAAAGTGGTAAAGTACCACCTAAAACAATATCAATTGAATTTGATAAAAGTACAGATATAAAAGGCATAAAAGGATTACAAAACTTTAACTTAAAAGTTAAGCCTTGGGCAGGTACTGCTAATCAAGCAGAAGCATCTGGTCAAAGCTCTGATACAGAAGACCCAAGTAAGCGAGCAGTTACTATTAACGCTGAAACAGGTATATCAGAACAAATAGGTCAATTGCTACAAAAGAATGTACCAGCATTTGCTGATTATGTTAAAGAAGCACAAAAAATAGGTATGACTCCAAGTATTGTAGTTGATACTATTCCAAAGTATCCAGATAACTTTGCTGGAACAGGAACATCCGCAGACGCATATGTTGAGCCCATACATGTTACACACATAATAAAAATTAATCAAAATTGGACAACACAAAATCAAAACCCAGGCGAGCATAGAAAGAAGTTTGCTAGCAATAAGTTTCAATCAGAAAAGTTTAAGATGTTACCAATCGAAAAGAATTATACATACTTGTATACTGGATTAAATACAGAAGTACTAAACTACCAGATTGATATTGAGAGTTTATATACTGTAGTAACAGTACCACAAGCAGGATTATATCATGCAGATGCATCACAAAAGTTTACACCTACTACTCCTAGTAAAGTTACTAAGTTTTTAGAAGATGTTCCATATGATAAAGTTCCTACTAACTTTAATGATTACACAAAATTTATAAGCAAGCCATTGGGTATTAACGAACAAAGAAAAAATGAAACCGATGGAAGTCAAACATTGATATCAAATATGGCATCTAATATGGCAAAAAGAGAATATGACGCATATCAATTTACTATGGAAATAAAAGGAGATCCATATTGGATGTCCGGTTCATTACATTCAACTGCTATAGGAACTAACACACCAGATTATAGTTCAAGAGATGCATTAGTATCTTTCTTGCAATATAATCCTAATGCAGAAGACTTACTTGAAAATCAAACTAGAGGACCAGTTGATTTAGTTTCAAGTGGGATATATAAGGTAACTAAAATTGAAAGTAGATTTCAAGGCGGAAAGTTTACACAAACACTTTCAGGTTATAAAGATCCAACAACTAATACACTTTTAATATTACCTCAACTAATAGAAATATCAGGAGTATAAAATGGCAGGCATAATAAAACACGATGGAGTAAACGTATCAAATAGAGCTAAACAAAGTAACGATCTTAGTATTAATAATTTAAGTGGAGTATATGTTGGCGAAGTTACAAGTAACAAAGATAGTTTATATACAGGTAGAATTACAGTACATTTTTCAGACTTTGGTTCAAAAGACAATGATTATATTTGTTTACTAGCTACACCATTTGGTGGGCATACAAAAATTAAAGACAGTGGAGACGATGAAACCAAAGAAGCACAAGCACCTGTTAGTTATGGTATGTGGCCTCAACCTCCTGAAGTAGGAACAAATGTTGCAGTATGTTTTACTGGCACACTAGAACAAGGAATAGTAATAGGAAGTCTTATAGCAAAAGATAGAAACGCTATGATGGGCGGTAAAGCTAGTGGACAAGTTTATGCAAATGGAGAAAAAAGTTTAGGACCTGCTGTTGACAAAAATCCATATGATACAAATGATGCAGATACTAAACCACTTGATGAATATACTCAAAGTGTATTAAACGAACAAGGTTTAAGTTTAGATTATGTAAGAGGACATAGCCAAAGTAGTGCAAGACGAGAATCACCAAGTAAAGTATTTGGTATTACAACACGTAATGGTCATGTATTAACAATGGACGATGGAGACGAAAACGGCGACAGTCAAAATATTAGAATAAGAACCAAAGGTGGAGCTCAGGTGTTACTTGAAGATACAAAAGGTTTCATTTTTGTTACTACACAAAATGGTGATGCTTGGATTGAAATGGATAGAGCAGGACATGTAGACGTGTACAGTAAAGCAGGTATTAGTATGCATACTGAAGGTGATTATAATGTACATGCTAAAGGAAGTATTAACATGCAAGCAGAACAAGGTGTTAACATAAAAAGTTCTGGAGCAGATGGAATAAAGTTAGAAACAAGTGTAGGCAGTATGGATGTATACAGTGCAGTAGATATAAACATACAAGCAGATGCTAATTATAATTTAACTGTAGCAGGAAATCAAGTTATTAAAGGTACAAGAATAGATATGAATGGACCAGAGCCAGCACCTGCAACAAAAACTACAATTAGAAATCAAGGTGCAAACACTAGTATTAAAACTAGTACAGCAAGCAGAGTACCTGAGAAGCATCCATGGCAAGGTGTATCCGAAACACAAGAAACATTTAAAAATGGTAAAGGGTATACAGCGTAATGTCCGATTTCAAGTTATCAAATAATATTAATAGTCGTAACTTAATTGATTACACATTATTTACAGTGTTAGATTCTACAATAGTCAACACATCGAAACCGTTGTCTGAACTTGAAGCAAGCCCGTCATTAATAAATTTAAAAATTAGAAACTTAGGCTGGACAGGATATAGAAAAGTCGTTGACAAACAATTAGTTATAGGTTATGCTAATAGCGATAGTGAAAATTTAAACAGCAATGGACTAATTGAATCTGATGCTTATAATTTATGGATAGAAGAATTTAAAGACAAAGAAAGAAAATTTAAAAATACATTTATACTAGACACGTTATCACAATCACAATATGATGCAATGCTAAGTTTGTATTTGCAAACTAATACATTTATTGAAGTGGGATCTGATATTAGAAAATTCTATTTAAAAGATTACATTGAAAACAGAGAATGGAATTATATAGCAACTGCTATGACACTTAGTGGAACAAACAGATTAGCAAGACAAGCAGACTCAATGATATTGATGCTAGGTGATTATGGAAATAACAAAGATAGATCATTAATTAAAGAACAAGGTCTACAAGTGTTGTATAAAGAATATAGTGCAGGGTTACTTGATACATTACAAAGTGAACAAGCCGAATATGTTTACTATGCAGAAACAAAAAGATTCCTGCCAAACATGCTTGAGAGTAGAAAAAGAGTATTAGCAAAACAGCTAAGTTAATCCTACATAAAATAATTTAAATACAAATACAAGGAATAAAAACTTTGAATAACAGTGTACTCTTACTCAATGCAGACGGCTCGCCATTATCTATACTTCCATTAAGTACGATAAGTTGGCAGAATGCAGTAAAGGCAATGTTTGCTCAAAAGGTACATGTAATTAAGAACTACGATGGAGTGTTACTTCGGTCGCCATCATTCTCAATACCATGTCCTAGTATTGTTATGCTAAACACATATCACAGACAGCCAACCAAAGCAAAATTTACTAGAAGAAACGTTTATATCAGAGATGATTATAAATGTCAATATTGTGGTAATCGTTTTACATATAACGAACTTACGTTGGATCATGTGGTTCCAAAGTCAGCAGGTGGTAGACTAACTTGGGAAAATAGTGTAAGTGCATGTGGTCCTTGCAATGTTAAAAAGAGTAATAACCTAACACCTCTTCCAAATAAAAAGCCAATCATACCTACTTGGCACCAAATTAACTATTCAAATAAGCATCATAACTTAAAAATTCCAGATATTGCTTGGCAAGACTATGTTCAATGGCCAGAAGATAAGCTAATTGTACAATCATAATCTACTTACTTAATTATTTGCATAAATAGTTGTATGAGCGATATAATTGGATATACAACAATAGAACAACCATATACTAGCAGTAATCTGTCTGGGCTTGAATTAGCCAAACGTGACTTGCTAAACCATTTCCACATTCGTAAAGGTGAAAAGTGGACTGACCCTACATTTGGTTGTGACTTACCTTTGTATGTGTTTCAACCATTAGATGACATAACCACAGATGCAATTAAAGAGGAAGTCTTTAATGTAGTAAACTACGATCCACGATTTACAGTAAATGATACTAATGTTATCATTAACCAAGATGCTCACTATGTTACTATTAATGTAAAGCTAACATATGTACCAACAACAACTGCAATAGATTTGCAGATCAAATTCGATAAAGAATTTCAACAGGACGCAGAGTTTTAATCATGGCACAGAAAACTAGACAAACAAGACTATTTGCGGCAGAAGACTATACAGTCATATATGAATCATATGTTAATGCAAACTTTCAAGCATTTGACTATGATACTATTAGAACTGCGATGGTTGATTATGTACGCAACACATACCCAGAAAATTATAATGACTGGGTAGAATCAGCAGAATTTGTATCACTACTAGATGTAGTTGCACAATTTGGACATAACTTAGCATACAGAGTAGATTTAAATGCAAGAAACAATTTCTTAACTACAGCTAAAAAACAAGAGTCAGTATATAAGCTGGCAGAGTTTTTAGGATATCAACCAAGACGTAATGTGCCAGCGTATGGTGAGATGAAAATTGTTTCAGTAAAAACTAACGAATCTGTTATTGGTAGTGCAGGAACAAGTTTAGGTGGAGTTGAAATTAGATATGAAATTACAAACAATGCAAGTAACTTAGATGACTTTATTGCAGTAATTAACTCAGCATTACAAAACAGTAATCAATATGGTAGCCCAGTTAAGAGTGCAATCATTAATAGTATTTCAACAGATTTTTATAATTTTAACAACACACCAAATCAAATTAAGTACGATGTTGATGGAACAGTACTAGGCGCTTCAACAACATTTAATATTATTAACAGTGAGTATGATGAAGTAAGTAGAAGCTTTACTGAAAAGACTCCAGACCCAATCAGTTCTTTTGGAATGTATTTTAAAAATGATGGTAAGGGAATTAACAGCAACAACACAGGATTCTTTTTAGGTGTTAAGCAAGGTTCTTTAGCATATCAAGATTTTGTTATAAGCAATCCAATTGATAATAATGTTTTAGATGTAGTTGCATCTGATGTTAACCAAACCGACGTGTGGGTACAAAATATTAATGAAACTGGAAACATTGTTAAGAGCTGGACAAAAGTTTCAGATGTAAACAACAACGTAATTTACAATAATCTAGCAAACGGTGTTAGAGATGTGTTCAGTGTAAAAACTCGATCAGACAATAAAATTTCTATTGTATTTCCAGACAGAGCATTTGGTAACATTCCAAAAGATACAATAAGAGTTTGGTACAGAACTAGTGCTAACAGTACATATGTTTTAAGACCAGATGACTTAACAAACAAAAAAATTAGCGTCAATTATACAGGACTAGATGGAAACACATATACTGCTTTACTTACATTACAATTGAAACAGCCAGTATCAAATGCAAGTTCAAATGAAACACTAGACAGCATCAGAGAAAATGCTCCTAGAAATTATGCCACACAAGATAGAATGATTACTGCAAGTGATTATAACTCTATGCTTGCTGGTTCAAATGGTGGACTTGTTAAAATTAAAAGTGTTAATAGAACATTTAGTGGACATAGCAGATATTCAAAATTTACAGATCCAACAGGAGTATATTCAGATTTACATTTACGTGGAAGTGACGCAGTACTATCTCAAAGTGAAAAGTTAGTATCCTTCTCAAGTGCAAGTACAGATTCAGCTACACAGATATTTGAAAAGTATGTAAAAAATATTATCGACAATGATGAATTTGTTAACCTATACTATACAAAATATAAAAATACATTTGAAGGTTTAAGAACAGAAACAAATTATACTGCTAATTCATTTACATGGGTTAGTACTAGTACAACTGCTAGTGGTGTAAAAACTGGATACATTACCGATCCAAATAACTCTGGGCTAATACAACGTGTAGGTGATACTTCAGATACATATATGAAATACATAACTCCTGGTGCATTAATTAAATTTAAAACAGTTGACGGAGATTATGTTTGGTCAAAAGTTGTAAGTATCTCAATGAACGGATTGGGTATTGAAACTAATGTAGGTGCTCCTTCAGGTAAAAGAGCAGATGGTAAGGGTGCAATTATTTTAGATAATATTGTGCCAACACAAAGTACAATTGAAGTAGTTTATCCAGCATTATCTAGAAGATTTATTTCTAGAGAACGTGATATTATTAAAACATATTTAGAAGCTAAAAGATCATTTAGTGTAAAATATAATTATAAAAATAAAAGTTGGGATGTGATAAGTGAGAACATTGGTAATATTAATGATCCTTATCCTTCAAACTTTAACTTGAGCAGTGATAGTTGGATTTTATATTTTAACTACACAGGTTCGGTATTTGATATTTACTTGAGAACAGTTAGATTTAATTTTACAAGTAATTCAATTAGACTTGGAAATATTCAAAACGAGTATGATTTAAGTTCATATACTAAAAAAGCAAAACGTGATTGTATAGACACGTTTGATGCAGTTAATAGTAGTATAGTAGAAACTGGAAAGTTTTTTGTTTATGGATATGATCAAGCAACAACTAACAATTATAGATTAGTATTAATAGATGGTAATGCAGATAGTAGACCAGATAATCCATTAGCGTTTGAAGAAGTAGTAGGTGTAAACCAAACATCTAAATCAAATTTAAACTTTGAATGGACACATGTTACTACAGATAATCAAGTAGTAGATCCTAGTTTTACAAATGTTATTGATGTATTTGCATTAACAAAATCATATGATACAAGTTATAAAAATTGGTTGAATGGAACAGTAACTACAAAACCATTGCCACCTACTAGCTATGAACTGTCTCAGCAGTTTGGTACAGTATCTAGTAAAAAAGCAATGAGTGATACAATTGTTTACAAGCCTGTAAAATATAAACCAATATTTGGATTACACGCTGATCCAGAATTAAAAGCAAGGTTTAGAATTATTAAATTGTATGGCGCCAATATTACTGATAGTGATTTAAAATCAAAAACAGTAACAGCTATTAATGAATTCTTTAGTTCATCAGATTGGGACTTTGGAGAAACATTTTACTTTACTGAACTGGCAGCATACGTACACAAGCAACTAGCAGGCGTACTAAGTAGTTTTGTTATTGTACCGCAAGGTACAGGATCAACATTTGGTGACTTATTTGAGTACACACCAAACTCAGACGAAATGTTAATAGCAGATGTAACAGTAAACGAAATTGATATTATTCAAAATATTACCGACGAAAACATTAGAGCAGGAAGTTAATAATGGCTAAGAAAAAAGCAGGGCAACCTAAGGTCAACAATATAAAAACAAATAAGTTTTTACCGGGTGTATTTCAAACTGACTTAAACAAAAGTTGGTTAGATAGTACGCTTGATCAAATGGTTTCCAAAGGACCACTTGAGAATATTAATGGTTATATTGGATCTAGAAATGGAAATGTATCATTACCAAACGATTCTTATATTAATCCTAAGTTTGATATTCCACTTGGAACTAAAGCTCAGCTAAAGCCAGGCATACTTGCATACAGTGACTCATTAGATGTTAATAATCAAATTACAATAGATGATATAGCTCATTCGGTAAGTGCAAACTTTGATGCATACAATTATAACTCTGCATACAGTTCAGAAATATTTTCTTATAGCCCACCTGTTGATGTTGATAAATTAATTAACTTTAAAAATTATATATGGGCAGAAGAATTACCTGTATATGAAAGTGTATACACAGGTGCTACTAAGAATCCATTAATAGATTCCAAACACAATACATTATATACATTAACAGATGACAACAATACATTTGATGTAGAAGATCATATGCTTATTAAATTTACTGGCTCTGGTTGGGATGTTGCTGTTAAAGATAAAACATTTATTGTAACTGGTGTAGGAACTTATGTTAATTTATTAGAATTCAGAGATGAGAACAACAGAAGAGTTTATCACAGTGTTGTACCTCATACACAAAACAATGACGGTATATGGGATAGTAGTAAAGTTCATCGTGTTATACCAAACCAAACCAACAAGTACTGGCAAGCAGGTTCAAGAAACTTTTTAACACTAATA